GCGAAATCAAAAGAACCATTTTTTATTGACAGCTGCATCGATCACTTGCATTTATATAGCTTGCAAGATTTCGAACGCGACATCAATTTCAGACCAGCCCTAAACCAAAAAAGATTGCAATTTTTGGACATGGAAGGCAGGTATGAATGGGATAATGAAGCATGGGTTTTTGACCAAAACACTTGGCCAGCACATATAATCTTAGAACTGATCGATAAATATTCCATCGTGATGAACGAATGTTCTCGTATAAATGAATCAGTCAATAGTGTGTGTTGGAAACTGGAAGAAAAACTAGGCATCCCGACAGATGCTCATATTTTTTTCTCAAAGAACAAAACAATACCAAGTTTCCCTCCGCATTGGGATCATTCTCACAATTTCATTATTCAGCTCCATGGAATGTCTATGATCACTGTGTGGAAAGATGAGCATGGTGAGGAAAGATATGGAAATCCAAAAGAAGTTATCTTTGAGCATAGAATGCGTCCTGGAGACCTAGTATTCATTCCTGCTTATATGTTCCATGAATATACCCCACTTTCGAAGCGGCTCAGTATCAGCTTCCCGATGAATGAAAACGAGCCTCTTCCACCACAAAAAAGAACTTGGATTAATCCCTTTACTTTATGACCATTTCGTTATAGAATGAACATTATGAACATAGAAGAAATCGTAAAAAGCTGGCAGGAAGATTGCAAGATCGACGATCTAAACCTAGATCGCGAGAACATCCGCATCCCTTCCCTTCATTCCAAATATGTCGGTATGATGGTCGATGAGAATAAGTCTCTTAGAACCCTATACCGAGATCGCGCTATTTTGCGCCGTCTGCTTCGTTCCTATTATTTGGGTGAAGCAGACGAAAAAGATTTAGAGCAGCTTGGGAAAGAACAGTTCCTGAAGAAAATTTTGAAGAACGAACTAAACGATTATCTCGAGACAGATGACCTTATGATTAGAATCAATGCTAAGGTTGCAACTCAGGAAGAAAAAATTGAAGTGATCAAGGAAATTGTTAAGTCTATCAACAGCAGAGGATTTCAACTCAAGAACGCTATTGATTGGCACCGATTAACCATGGGATAGTATGCTAAGAGTAACCAAGATCGATGAAGTATGGGCGCATGTAGAATGTGAACCTGGACAATGTCAGGAAATAAGTGACATGCTCACGTTCGAAGTTCCTGGCGCAAAGTTTATGCCGTCATATCGTAAAAGATATTGGGACGGCAAGATTCGTTTATATGATTCGCGCAAAAGCAGAATCTATGCTGGCTTGTATAGCAAGATGCGCCAGTTCGCTACCGATAATGGCTATGACATAGACATTGATGAGCGTCTTGAACAAACCGATGAGATTTCTATTGCTGAAGCGAAGGCATTTATCAAAACACTCAATCTTCCAGTAGAGCCTCGTGACTACCAGATCCGTGCGTTCTGTCTTGCTGTTCGCCATCGACGCGCAGTTCTTATTTCGCCAACTGGGAGCGGCAAGTCTCTTATCGCATATTTGATTGCACGCTGGTACGGACTCAAGACACTTATTGTCGTTCCTACAATCTCGTTGGTTATGCAGATGGCTAAGGATTTCCAAGACTATGGGTATGATAAAGAGATCCATGGGATTATGGGTGGCGTAGAAAAAACATCACACACCGATATCACAGTTTCAACTTGGCAGTCAGTTTATGAACAAGACAAAGAGTTCTTCGAAAACTACGATGTGATTATCGGTGACGAAGCGCACTTGTTCAAGTCCAAGAGCCTAACTTCTATCATGACAAAACTCACTGGTACCAAATATCGTTTCGGTATGACTGGAACACTAGACGGTGCAGAAGTTCATGAACTTGTTCTTGAGGGTCTGTTTGGTCGTATCGAAAAAGTTGTTGATACAAGCAAACTAATTCAAAACAAAAATCTGGCTGATCTTAACATCAAGATCCTAGTGCTAAGTCACCCAAAGGAGTTACGCAAACCAGTCCTTGAAGGCAACTACCAGAATGAACTTGATGCTATTGTTTCCAGTGAAGCGAGGAACAACTTTATTAGGAATCTCACTTTATCTTTGAACGGGAATACGCTATTATTGTATGCTCTCGTTGAGAAGCATGGTATTAATCTTTTCGAAATTATAAAAAGCAAAGCTGATCACGAAAATGTGTTTTTTGTTTCTGGTGGTGTAGAAGCGCAAGAGCGCGAGCGTGTTAGACAAATCGTAGAGAAGTCAAGCAACAGTATCATCGTCGCCTCATACGGTACGTTTTCGACAGGTATAAATATTCGTAACTTGCACAATGTGATTTTCGCAAGCCCAACGAAAAGTAGAATTAGAACTTTGCAGTCAATCGGTAGAGGGTTAAGAACAAGCGATACAAAAGATTCCTGTACTTTGTTTGATATCGCTGATGATTTTTCTACCAAGGCAAAAAAGAACTATACATTAAACCATCTGATGGAGAGAGTCAAGATGTATAGTTCGGAAGGATTTCCGTACCAGTTGTATAACATAAAACTGAGGTTGACGGATGAACGTAGTCTATTTTAAGTTAATGAATGGCGATGATATCATGGCAAATCTCATCGATGAGACCGATGATGAGTATGTAATAGATTATCCATACAAATTCGTTTTCAACATCAACCCAATCTCGAATTTTCTAAGCACTAGCGTTGTCCGTTGGGTTCCTATAAAAGACATTATGGTAACACCAATGAAGATTCGCAAGTCATCGGTTATTACTCATTCGACCATAAAAGAACATATCGAAGAGTATTATGCAAGAATTCGTTTAGAAACACAAAAAGAATTTGAAGATGAAGATTACTATGACATCGAAGAAGATGATGACGAAATTAACATCGAAGATTTAATCCCAGATCCAGAAGATAAAATTATTCATTAGGAGTTTGTTATGGCAGATAAAAGAAAACGTCAGCATTATGTCAATAATGCCGAGTTATTTGAAGCGATGGTTGCATACAAGTCAAGCGTATCTCAGGCAGAAACGAATAACGAAAAGAAGCCAAGAGTTCCAATGTATGTTGGCGAATGTATCATGAAGATCGCTACACATCTGGCATACAGACCAAACTTTTCCAATTACACCTTCCGCGAAGAAATGATTTCTGATGGTATTGAAAACTGCCTACAGTATATCGATAACTTCGATCCAAACAAATCTAGGAATCCTTTTGCGTATTTTACTCAGATCATTTACTTTGCGTTCATTCGTCGCATTCAAAAAGAAAAGAAGTATCTCTATACAAAGTATGCTGCTATTGAGCGAGCCAATCTTATGAACGAAACCGCTGAACTTCATGATTCAGAAAAGGGAACGAACGTAAGATACGATGCTGATGTTCAATATGGCGAATGGTCGCAGGAACAGATGGAACAGTTTATGAATGACTTTGAAGAGAGTCGCCGTCGAAAGAGAAAAAAGAAGGCGGCAGTTGGAGAAAATTAAGTATGAAGATTGCTATTATAGGTGACTTACATTGGGGCGCTCGTAATGACAACCAAGAGTTCCTCAACTATTTCCAAAGATTTTTTGACAATATCTTTTTCCCAGAACTAGAAAAACGAAATATCACTAACGTATTACAGGTTGGTGATTTTGTTGATCGTCGTAAATTTATCAGCTATGTTACGCTGAGGCATATCCGCGAAAAGATTTTTTCTAAGCGCGATATTCACTGGGACATCATTGTTGGTAATCATGACACACCATATAAGAACACGAATGAGATCAACTCACTTTCGGAACTGTTCTCAGAGTATGACAATATTCAATTCTTTGCAGATCCTACTGAAATAGAGTATGACAGTCTTCCTGTTCTCATCCTACCCTGGATGAATGCTTCTAACCACACCAGCAGCCTAAAGATGATCAACGAAACAAAAGCGCAGGTTGCATTCGGGCATCTCGAGATCAATGGGTTTGAAATGTATCGTGGTGTTTCTTGCGATCATGGTCTTGCAGTTTCTACGTTCGAAAAGTTCGACTTTGTTGGATCTGGTCACTTTCATCGTAAGTCGCGTTCCGGAAATATCAATTATCTCGGAACACCGTATGAAATCACTTGGTCTGATTATAATGAAGAAAAGGGATTCTACATCTTTGATACGGAAACGAGAGATGTCGAGTTCATCGAAAACCCATATCACATTTTCCATAAAGTTTGGTATGATGATGAAGGGAAAACTGCTGAGGAAATAATCGGAAAAAATCTAGATCATCTTTCCCAGTCTTATGTTAAGGTCATTGTCAAGAATAAGAACAATCCATATTGGTTTGATCTGTTTATGAACAAAGTATATCAACTTGCACCGATTGATGTTTCTGTTGTCGATGATCACTATCATCTTGATGAAATGAGTGAGGAAGATCTAGCATCAGAAGCAGAAGACACCCTGACGATTCTTTCTAAGTACATCGAAGAACTTGAGTCAAATGTCGATAAGAAATCCCTTTACATTCTGATGAATTCATTATATAATGAAGCATTATCTTTGGAGCATAGTGATAATGATTGAATTCAAAGTTTGTAGCTGGAAAAACTTCTTATCTACAGGCAATGTTAAAACTGAAGTTCGTTTAGATCAACATCCCAACACCCTAATCACAGGCGAAAACGGTGCTGGGAAGTCGACGATCCTAGACGTTCTTTGCTTTGCGCTCTATGGAAAGCCATTTAGAAAGATCAAGAAGAATCAGTTAATCAACTCGGTTAACAACGGCTCGACTGTTGTAGAAATCGAGTTTAGAACAAACGGAAAAGATTATCGTGTTGTTCGGGGCATCAAGCCAGCGGTCTTTGACATCTACGAAAATGATAATATCAAGAATCAGTCTGCTGCAGCCAGAGAACAACAGGAGGATCTAGAGAAGAACATTTTGCGCATGAACATGAAGTCGTTCACG